TTTACGTTAGTTAAATTTAGTATATTATATAAAGTTAATTGATTACTAGGAGTTATAGATCCAGTACCACATTGCCCATAACTATTAAACCCTATAGTTCTTACTGTATTATCATTTAATAAAAATGCTGAATGAATATTTAAACCCATAATTAATCATCTCCAATTATTTATAAAAATCATCAAATATACTATTTGGTATTTTATATTGTACTGTTGCTGACACATTTGGATCATTAAATTTTTTCTTATATGTTTCCCTTCCTAATCTAGTAGATAATAAAGCTTCCATAGCTTTTTCATCATCTTCATATTCACGTTTCATCCAATCTTCATACATCATAGATTTATCTGATTTTAGAAATTCTAACTGTTCTTTTACTTCAGCTGGAGATTCATCATCCATTACTGATATATCTTCCATTATATTACTATATTGATCTTCTAATGATTCATAACTTTCATCTATATCTTCATCTGTTTTTATTGAGGCTTTTTGAAGTCCCCAACGTTCCATAACTTCTTTACCTTCATACCAAATATATAGTGCCATTAAATATGCAAATATTTGATCATCATGTCCAGTAGACACATGCTCTATTCTACCATTTCTTTTTACTTCTAAAGTTTCTAATTCTTGAAATATTATTGGAGATATAAATTTATCTTTATGATATTCCATTCTTTCTCTTAGAATCTGCATAAGTAAATCTCTTACGCCCTTAGTAGAATCTAGTCCGTATATTTTTGTCTTTTGAGTTTTTCTTATAGTGTTGGCTCCTACTGTTCTTTCTTCTATAACTTTATCTTTTATTTCAAAAAATAAATTTTTCTTAATTGATGTAGTTATTAGTTTAGATAAAACAGATGAACCAAACCCACCATTACGTTCTATATTTACTATAGCATTTTGTAGATGGTTGGTTACTAATTGATATATAACTTTAGCTAAATCAACCGTACTTATAAAATTACAATTAAGATCTGCAACAACTGCAGTAGTTCTAGAATCTAATACTGATATAGCTGATGAATCTCGGTTAAACCCTCCAGATACATCGACACCTATTAATGGTGGATATCTTTTTATATCTCTTATCTCTTCATAAATATTAAATACATATTTATTTAAGAACATAATTTGACTTATAGGTTCTTTAATTAATGCTTTTACAACATCTAAATCTTCTTTTCTGAATGGAGAATTGTTAGCAGTTTTAGCCCATTCAAGAAGTACCTCTCTTCTAATCTCTGGCCATTTTCTCTGCATATCTATAACCATTGATTTAAACCAATCTTCACCTAATCCTAATTGTTGATATGAATATTTTATATATACAAATGAAGAATTTGTATTTGCCGCAATTAATTCTTGTAATTTATCATATTCTAAGTCATACCATAATTCAGAAAATTGAGAAGCATCTTCCTTCATTTGATATGCAAATGTACCTTCATCTGTTGTTAAATCACCTGGAGTTGTAGTAATAAGAATACCATATGGTGCTCCATTTCGTTTAGCATTCATAGATGCTGTCTTAAATGCAGGAACAGCTGCTAGATATAATGTTTCATTGAATGGTACAAATGCCCACTCTTCTAAATGTACTCTTGCTATAGACATACCTCTACCTAGTCCATTAGCAGATACTTTATTTCTTGCTGCTGGTAACGTTTTAATTCTGTTACCATTTAATGAATGTTGTAAAGACTCTACAGTATTAGTAGCTCTTACTTTTTTACCATCTCTACCATAAGTTTCTGCCATTTGTAAATAAGTAGGTAGAGCATCTCTATAATCTTTCAATCTTTGTAGATTTAGTTTTGAGTCATCATGTTTCTTATTAATCATTATACTTTCGCTATTTACACTACCGAAATTATATTCCCATAATAAACGTGCAATAACAGCAACAGTTTTACCCTGCTGCCTTGGTATCTCATAGAATATATTCATATTCATAGCTACACAGAAATTAAATGCTAAGTTACCACGATGCATTTTATATTGAACGCCTGATCCTTTTATTCCACCTTGATCTGGTATTCTTATAACTTCTCTTAGAAAGTACCAATAATTATTTATAACTTCTCTCATTATCTTTGATTTCATAAATTCATTTAATCTAGGATCTCTAGGATCTACTCCTGCTAAATCTGGATCTATTAATACTAAAAAGAATCTATTATTCTTTACTTTTTTAGCTTTAAGAAAATTATGCATATCTAGAAATGAGCTATTTGAAGTACTCATTTGATAGTATATCTTTTTTGGATAGACCATACTATTATCTATCATATTAAACTCACCTCCTATATTATTTATATGTTTAAGCTAATAAAAGAGATGAATACAATTAAATAATATATATTTATAATTTTAACAAAATATAGACTATATAGCAATTGCTATATAGTCTATGATAATAATATAATATCGTAAAAATCTACCCCCTGAGTTTTTTAATAACATTCAAATTTCTAATTTATTAAATATATAATTTATAATAAATAATTTAAATTAATTTTATGTTATGTGGACAATCTATTTTAAATATAAAAAATAAAGACACCTAGAAAACTAGGTGTCAAAATTCTATTATAATATAAATACATATCCAGTAGTAGTTGCCTTAGGAGCAATATCTATTTCTCCTGAGAATGCTATAATAGCAGAATCGCTATTGTTAAGATTAATTTCACCATCAATTGTTTTATATGTCAGTACTGCTGGTTCTATTTCTCCAATACCAATAGTCATACTATTTGATATAGTTTTTATATCAGTTTCACTACTAAATTCAGACTTACTATTTTGAGTTATGATATTAGTATTGCCATTGAATGTTAATGATTTATTATATTGTACTAATATTTCACCACTAAATTCAGACTTACTATTTTGAGTTATGATATTAATATTGCCATTGAATGTTAATGATTTATTATATTGTACTAATATTTCACCAGCATATGGAACCTCTCTACTTTCAGGAGGAATATTAATTTCTCCATTATAATTTAATGAACTATTATATTCTACTAGTATTTCTCCACTAAATTCAGATTGATTATTTTGGTTGATTATATTAATTTTTCCATTATAATCTAATGAATCATTAAGTTGTACTAATATTTCTCCACTAAATTCAGATTTACTATTTTGGGTTATAATATTAATTTCATCATGATGCCCTAATGAACTAGTTCTCTGTACTATTATATCTGCATTATATTCTATTTGTCTATTTTCATTAATTACATTTATCTCACCAGCATATTTTGTATTACTACGTACACTTGGTAAAATATCATTAAGTACTGAACTTATTAAACCATCATGAACAGGAACGTATATTTCTCCATTATAATTAATATTCTGACTACATTGTATATTTATTTCTCCACCGTATGAAATTTGTCTATTTTGATTAATTATATTAATCTCACCAGGAGAGTACAAGTTTCTAGTGCCACTTTCTACAAATATTTCTCCATTAAATTCTTTATTTCTTATACAGATAGGATATATTTCACCATATACTTCATTAATTCCTACATTCTGATTATCTATATAATAATTTACTTCAATATATGGAGCATCAATTCCTTCTTTACTAGTAAAAATTACAGGTTCAGAATTAACAGAAGATATTGTATAAGCTCTATCAACTAATTTAGAATTGGTATACCAGTCTATAACACCACTACTTACATCTTTAGTTGAATATCCAGAGACGTTATCTAATTGCTGCGTAAATAACTTTTCACCAATACTAGGTGCATTTAGATATGTCAATCCTATTTCAAAATAATCATCAGTTGTTCTATATAAATCAATACTATTTTGATTGGTATAATTCTGTTTAAATATATTAAAGTTAGCTGATTCTATAACAGAATTTGCTGGAAGATCTTTTAATGAGAATGACATATATGCTGCATACCTATTACTATTTACTATTAAAGGTTGTGCCTTACCAAAATTTAATACTGGATTATTAGAATCCGTATATGAATCTTTAGTTGGATATATTTTTTTTGTATATATAGTTGGAAGAGCTATACTAATTCTTGCCGTACCTACATTAGATGGTCTAATATATACATCTCCAGAGTAACTTTCATTTGAATAAATACTTGGTAATATTTCTCCATTCATTGCTTCAATCATAGCTCTAATGTCTATTCTTATTAATGCTGAATTACTCAATTTATTTCACCTCTCCATTGTATTGGAATTTTTATTAGCATTATTCCACTGTTATTTTTAATAGGGTTTCACCTGTTTTTTGAACATGCCTATCCAGATCTATTCTTATATAGAAATTGTATTGATCTTTATTATTTAACGTATATGGAATTACTATTTGTTTAGCTTTATTAAATGGTGTTAATGATGGACTTATGTTCATATCAATACCATCATAAACAGTATCTTCTGAAACTTTTAATGTTACATTACCAATTGCATCACCAGTATGATTCTCTAATACAACAAGTTTTGGAGTTGTTATACTACCAGCTATATATTTACCTAATTCAATATATTTTAGCAAATTCCCTGTATCTGTAGTATAATAATTACCATTTTCATCTTTAAATAATAATCCTTTATAAGTACCAAGTACAGTAGAAGTTATAACTAATTTGCCTTGATATTGATCCACAACTTCCAGTTTTATCTCATTGTTGAGGCCATATTTTAAATCAGAACTGTTCCAAGAGAAATATATTACTCTAGGGCAGGCTTGATAATCTGTATATCCAGTTGCTGGATATTTTTGAATACCATTTATAAATATTCTGTATGCTAATGCATCATTATTAGAATCATTTATTACTGCTTGTAATGAAAAATCTCCACATACATAACTTGTTTGAATAGGAGCAGAGTTTACAAATTGTAAATTTACAACATTACTATCTCTTAAAGCTCCTCTTTGATCTCGTGTTTGAATCTTTATAGCATTATTCCCTAATTTAAAATTACTATTAGTATAAGAATGAGATATATTTGTTTTATTACTTACAGTAATCCAACCTGTAGCAGGAGTATTCTGTATATAATCTGTATCACTATCAGCTTTAATCATAACCTTATAATCTATTGTATCTCCCTCATTATCATGCAAATATGCAGTTAATGTTGTTCCTTCACTATGAATTTGTGATAACGATAATGCTAAAGTATCAATGATTGCTGCTTCATTCGCTGCAAAGACACCTGTTATTTTTGATATTAATATACCATCAATAGTATTATTACTATCTAGATATACTTTAATAAATAATCTTTCTTCAAAAGCACTTGTATGAAATTTTACATATTCATTAACAGTCAAAGCCTCTACTTGAGCTTCAGTCATCTTAAAATCAGATGACCAACTTGTACCATTATATCCTACAAACGTTATTCCATCTTTTGAAATTTGAACTGTTTTAGTAGAATGAACATTTGCATTTATAGTTAAAGTATTAGCTACATCATCAATTGTAAATGAGTTTATTAAATCATACTTAGTTTTATCCACAGCAAATGAATATTCTAAATAATCAGTTAAATCAACAGGAGTAAGAGTTGCTACAACTATACTTTTTGCAACAGTACCATCAGTACTACCATCAATTGTAATAGTTGATAATTTAGCTTTTCCTAAAGTAGGTAATTCAGTT